TAAATCTTAAAAAAGGCTTCAATGGTGGCTATTATTATAGAAGATTACAAACTTCTGGAGATAGATATGATGAAAAACCTATGAAAAATAGATATTCTCATGTTCATGATGCTTTACAGTATCTATTAATGGGAGCTGGAGAGGGTAAAACCCTAATATCTGGTAGAGCTACAAGACCAACTGTAGTAAAAACTAGAGGTTGGGATATATTTAGTGGACAAAGAAAGTCAGTATGGCGAAACAAAATGAATGGCTAGTATTCTTCTATGAAAACAAAGACTTTCATAGATCTCATAAGTTTTTTAAAAAAGGATTTAAACATTGTGGAGTTATGTCTTATGATCCACATAAAAAAATATGGTTATTAGTAGAATATAATTTTGGTCATTTGTTTGTAGAAACACTAGATGAAGAAGAAGTAGATAAAATATTTAGAATGATTAGTCAAAAAAATGGAAAGATACTAAAAGTACCAGTAAAATATAATTTACCTAGGTTTCCAGTAATAATGAGATCCTGGATTAAAGAACATAGTTGTGTTAGTTATGTTCAAAGATTAATAGGAATGTCAAAGTTTTGGATATTCACACCATATCAGTTATATTGTGAGTTGAAAAAAAAAGGTTTTTCTGAAATAAAGCTATAAGTATGGGTGCTTTTCGTAGACCAAAAATGCAAGAATCAGAAGCTGATAAACAGCTTCGTTTAGATATTCAAAGAAGAAAAGAAGAAGAACAAGCAGAAAAAGAAAGATTAGATAAAGAAAAAAAGAAACAAAAAGGTAGAAGAAAAAAAGGAATGGTAGGTCAAAGAAGTTTATTTACTAAAGGAACAAAGGGTATGACAGATCCAGAGGGTAAAAAATATGAGTAGTAATAAAGGAAGTTCTCAAGCATCAAAAGATTCTAGTAATACTTATCAAAGTAATGATCCAGGAGCTAATCAAGGTAGATTTGATTCAAATGTAGAAAAAGCAAGAAAAGAAGTTAAAAAAAATTTAGGACTAAAAACAAATCAAACTGGAGGAAGTAAAACACAAAACAAAACAATAAGAGCATATAATCTTTCTGGTAAAGATATGGATTTTTATGGATCTGAAGCGTCACAACTTGCAAAAGAAGAAGCAGTAAAAAGAGGTCAAGGTAAAGTTGGAAGTTATTTTGTTCAACAAGGTGGAGAATTTATAAGAATAAATGAAAAAGAATATAATCAGTTAAAAGAACAAGGAGCAAAAGTTTCATTTAGTTTAGTAGGAGATAAAAAAACACAAGAATTTATGTATGGCAAATCTAATACTCCTATGGGATCTGGAGATCCAAGTGGTGTATTAAGTTCAATAGCAATATCTCAAAAAATGTTTGAAAGACAGCAAAAAATAAAAGGAGCAATAGCTCTTGGTTTTGCCGCAGCTGGTATACCTGGTATACCAAGTGCTATGTTATATGATTCAATGAGAACAGATTACGAGGGTTATTTAGATAGATTTAATAAAAACATGACAAGTACATCTATAGCTGCATCTTCTAATAGAAATACAGAAACAAATAATAATACAGGAACAACTACAAATAACGCAACAATAACAAATCAAAATCAAGATGCTGCATTAGAAAAAGAATTAAGAGCTAATAGATATGCTTCCCTTACAGGAACTGGTGGAACAGATGCAGAAAGAAGATCTTTATTAGCAACTAGTACAAGAACAATAACAGGAGCTATGGTTTAATGGCATATATAGAATTAGCAGATACAGAAATAGATACAGGAGTTACAGATAATAGAGTAGCTTCTTTTTTAAAAAAATATAAAGATTCAGAAAAAATATATGATCATTGGAAAGATAAATATGAAGAAGCATATGAATATACCTTGCCTCAAAGAGAATCTTTTTATGAAGAAACTGTAGGAGAAAGAAGAACAGATAAAATATTTGATGAAACAGCAGTAGTAGGTATACAAGAATTTGCTAGTAGATTACAAGCTGGTCTTGTTCCTACATATGGAAGATGGGCAAACTTTGAAGCTGGATCAGAAGTGCCAGATGAACAAAAACCAGCTGTTAATGAACAACTAGATGCAATAACAAAATATGTATTTGAAATAATTGCTGGATCTAATTTTAACCAAGAAATACATGAAGCATTTATGGATTGTGCTATTGGTACTGGTGTACTTTTAGTAGAAGAGGGAGATAGTTTAAATCCTATAAACTTCCAAGCTATTCCATTACCAAGAGTAATGTTAAATAATGGACCAAATAATAAAGTAGATACTGTATTTAGAAAAAGAAGTATTGCTTATAATAGGTTAATGATTGCTTATCCAAAAGCAGAAATGTCTCCAGAAATGTTAAAAATTATAGAAAAGAAACAAGGAGAAAAAGCAAATGTAGTTGAGGGTGTTTTTAAAATATATGATCAACCCAATGAAGAAAAATATAAATATTGTGTTGTTTGTATGAATGAAAAAGAAATGATATTTGAACAAGAGTTATCTGGTATTGGTAGTAATCCTTATGTTGTATTTAGATGGAATAAAGCATCTGGAGAAGTATTTGGTCGTGGTCCAGTATTTAATGGAATGGCTGCAATAAAAACTACTAATCTTACAGTAGAACTAATATTACAAAATGCACAGATGAATATTAGTGGTATATATACTTATGAAGATGATGGAGTAATTAATCCAGATAATATTAATTTAGTACCTGGTAGTTTAATTCCTGTAGCTCCAAACAGTAGAGGTCTTACTCCTTTATCTGGAGTAGGTAGATTTGATGTAGCACAACTTATACTTGGAGATATGCGTCAAAATATTAGAAAAGCATTATACATGGAAACACTTGGTAGACCAGAGGGTACACCAATGTCAGCTACTGAAGTATCAGAAAGAATGGCAGATTTATCAAGACAAATTGGATCTGCATTTGGTAGATTGCAATCAGAATTAATACAACCACTTCTTAGAAGAATAATTAGAATACTTACAAAAAGAGGATTAATAGAAATACCTAGAATAGATAATAGAGAGGTAACAATTATATCTCAATCTCCTTTAGCTCAAGCTCAACATCAACAAGATATAGCTGTAGTTAATAATTTTAATGCTATTTTAGCTCAAACATTTGGTCCACAAATACTTAATATGATTGTAAAACAAGATGAAGTAGCAAGATATATGGCTGAAAAATTAGGATTACCACAAAAATTAATTAGAGATCCTCAAGAACAACAAGCTCTAGTAAATGAGTTGCAAAATATGGCACAACAAGGTAATGTACCTGGAAATGTCATGGGAAACCCTACGCAACAAGAATAATAAAGAAGCAGCTACTGATGATGATAGGACTTTTGCTAGCGTATTTAATGGAAGACAAGGCAAAGCAGCAATCGAATACCTCGAAAAAATAACAAATAATTCTTTGGCAAATCCAAACTCTAGTAGTAATGTGTTGTGGCATTTAGAGGGGCAAAGATATTTACTAAGTGTAATAAAACAAAAAATTAAAAGAGGACAAAAAAATGGCTGACGAAGAACAAAAAACTAATGGCGAATTAAAAGCACAAAGACCAGAATATGTATCAGAAAAATTCTGGAACTCAGATACAAGTGAAGTAAATCTTGAGGATCTTGCTAGTAGTTATAACTCTTTAGAAAAAAAACTAGGATCAAGAACAGAAGAATTATCAAAACAAATAAGAGAAGATTTAGAACAAGAAAGAATAGCTAGTACTCCTAAAGAATATGAATTATTCCAACCAGAAGTACCAGAGGGTGTATCTATTGAAGTAAATAAAGATATACCATTACTTCAATGGTGGGAAGAAACAGCTAGAAAAAAAGGATTATCACAAGAAGAATACAATGATGGTATACAAAAATTTGTAGCTAATCAAGTAGATGCATTACCTATAATTGAAGAAGAAAAAAAATTATTAGGAGATAATGCTACACAAAGAATAGAAGCAGCTGATTTGTGGGCAAAGAAAAACTTATCTTCTGATGCTTACACAGCAGCATCTAGTTTAGCAAATACTGCATCTGGTGTAAAAGTTATTGAAGAACTAATGAAACTAACTAAAGATGCTCCAATGCCTACAACAGAAACTGCCATAGAAGCTGCTCCAAGTTTAGATGATTTAAGATCTATGATGAAAGATCCTAGATATTGGAAAGATGGAGCAAGAGATCCAGCTTACATAAACAAAGTCGCAGCTTTATTTGAAAAATACTATGGTAAAGACGAAAGCGAAAAAGGTTAGAGTTACCTGGAGAGATGCTGTATCTCATTCAGAATGGTTAGATCCTAATACTGCTAAGACATATAAACCATATATAAATGTAACTGAGGGTTTTCTCTTAGAAAAAAATAAAGATGCTACAATAATCTATATGTCTTACAATGATACAGACATAGGAGATACTTGCGTAATACCAAGTGAAAATATTGTTGAGCTTTGTGAGTTGAAAAAGTAATAAAAATATGTCAGTTGATTAACTAATAGACCTCTATGGCGTAGAATATGCCTTGTAAAAGATAACATATAAAGCTCCTGTGAGATAATCTAGGTAACAATAGCAACATAAAGGAGAATAAAATGAGTGCTACTATTAATAACGCTTTTATTACTCAGTTCGAATCTGAAGTACATATGGCGTATCAAAGAATGGGTAGTAAGTTCAAAAATCTAGTGCGTGTTGTAAACGGAGTATCTGGAGAATCAGTTAAGTTCCAAAAAGTAGGCACAGGCGAGGCAACAACTAAGGCTCGTCATGCTGAAGTAGTAGCTATGAACATTAGTCATACTAATGTAACTGCTACACTTTCTGATTTCTATGCTTCAGATTACGTAGACAAGCTAGACGAACTTAAGACCAACATTGACGAAAGATCAGTAATTGCAAACAATGCAGCATATGCTTTAGGTAGAAAAACTGACAGCATTATTACTGATGCTATGGCATCTGCTACAACTGTAGCAAACAATGCTGGAGCAAACGGAGCATCATCTTTAGCAACAGACATGAATGTAGCTAAATTTAAAGATATGCAAGCATTATTCGGTACAAATTCTGTGCCAGATGATGACCAAAGATATTGGGCAATCGGTCCAAAACAATGGTCTGACTTATTAGCTGATGATCAATGGACAAGAAGTGAGTACTTAGGAAACTCAGAATTACCTTATGCTGGTATGAACTACACAGCTAAGAGATTCTTAGGTTTCTTAACATTTGTTTTCTCAGGTCTAGATACATCAGGATCAACTGATAG